AAGTTGCTAAGCGTAAATTGCTTGCGGAAGCAGCGCTATCGGAAGCCAATGTAAAATATACGGATGCTCAGAGTAAAAATACAATGGATGATAATGCAAAACAGCTTGCTGTATCTATTGATAAACATTTTCAAGATTGGGCTGATCTTAAAATTAAAGCGACTAAAGAGGGTGCAGAAATACCGCCGCATCCTTCTTATGAAGAAATACTTATGATGGCTAGACAAATAATAAATCCAGCTGAACAACAAATGCAGGTTGCACAACAGCCAATGCCAGTTGAACAACAACCAATGCAACCAGAAAATCCACGGGAGATTATATAAATGGCACATTCAACAATTAGTAAACTTGGTGTAGGAGGAACTCAGGCAGGAACTGCAGTAACAAGCACTTCAGGTAATAAAACAGTTGTATTTACAAATGAAACAGACTCTGTAATTACGCTAGACCTTAAATGTGCAGGGACAATTAATGCATCTGATAAGGGCATTAAAGTTCCAGCAAAAGAATTTCTTAATTACACACATGTCGGTGGACATGGTGCTTGTGTAATGGAAAATGTAAAAACTGCGCATGGTACAGCGGCTCAGACAGATGAGCGAATTTACATTCATCATCGCGTATAAAAATTATGGAAAAGTATAGACAGACAGCCGAGAAGAGGCTGAGTAATGAAAAATCATACGGTAATCATAAAATTCATCCCGAAGAACTAGCGCGAAGGGCGCACGTTAAAGGCCACTTTGCTGCCAAAGAACGGGATGAATTTTTTGATGAGGTATACGGAGAAGTATTAGTTGACTTTTTCGTCGAGTGGCTTAAAACAGAGCCACATGAAACTAAGACTCGAGAGTTTCTCTACTCTTCTGCTATGGCACTAGGAAGTGTTAAGCAGAAAATGACTGACTTTGAGATGTACGGTAAAAACGTACCACACCTGATGGAGGACAACGATGACAGTTCGAACAATCAATTATGAAGAACTAGTAAAGAATTATGAAACGATGATTGAAACGCTTGAATATGACTCAATGCGTAGCGCGGGAAAAGCAAAACTTAATGCAGAAGTATTAGTGGGTTTGCATTCTTTGCGAGATCGTTATTTAAAAGAAATTAAAACTCGCCCCGTTAAAAAGGAGGTAAGTGATAATGGTTAATCCAGAAGCTAAGGCAGACTCTACCCCAACAGATGATTCTGTGCCAATGGAAAATAGTCAAACTGAAGAGGCTTTGCTGGCTGACATCATACGAAACTCTGATTTCGTTGATACTCTACCCGAAGAGCAAGTACCTGAGTTAGACGCGGATAACTCTGAAGATGAAGACCCGGATTCAGACTTAGACGATAGTGAAGAAGTTGAAGAAGAAGTCGAAGAGCAGGAAGAAGATACAGAAGAAAAGGATGATAACGAATCTACCCCGGATACTGATGTATACACTCCTGATGATCTTGACTTGGATGCACAAGTACTCGTTAAAATTGATGGCGAAGAAAAAGCAGTTACTTTTAGTGACCTAATAAAAGGTTACTCTACTGAACAACATCTCTCTCAGAAGGGTCGTGAACTTGGTGATGCAAGAAAAAAGATAGAAGAAGACTATAAAGCGAAGTTATCAGAAATTGAAAATGTTTCTAAAGCTTCAGCTGCTGTTCTTTACTCAGGAGAGCAGTCGTTAGCAAAAGAGTATCACGAACTCGAATCTCAAATTGAAAAAGCGAGAGAAGAGGGCGATACATACGAAGTGAACGAATTAAAAGATAAACGGGAACAAGTACAGAAGCAATACTGGGATGCTAGAAAGCATCGTGAAGGTATGGTTCAAAGTATTCAAAAACGTGAACAAGAAGCTATTGCACAAAATTGGCAAGAACAATTACAAAACTTTCAAGAAAGTATACCTACTATGATACCCGACTTTGATGAAAAAGTTGCTATGTCAATTAGGGAATTTGCGATCGAGGAAGGCATTAGCCCTGAAATCTTAGACACGGTAGCAGATCCTACTATTATTAAATTCGTAGACGATTATCGTAGACTTAAGCAAGGAATTACTAAAGGCTCGGTAAAACGTAAAGCAACGGCTAATAAACAATTACCTACTAAAAAAGCAAAATCAAACGCTAAAAAGAAAGAAAGCGCGGCTGCTGAAATACGTAGGAAAGGTTTAGACCCAGACTCCTCTCAAGAAGATCAAATGGCATTTTTAAAGTCGATGGCATCACGCTCTTTAAACAGTATTTAATACCTTGGAGGTAATTAAAAATGGCTAATACACTTGGTGTTCGCGGCACTGGTGGTCCCGGTGGACCAGCTCGCGGAACTGGCAAAGATGTCTCACAGCGTGAGGATCTAGCAAACTTTATTTCGATGATTACTCGAGATGAAACCCCTTTTACTGCTTCAATCGGTAAAGCAAAAGCTACCGCTATTTATCACGAATGGCAGACCGATCAACTAGAAGCTCCCGGTAATTCACGAATTGGTGAAGGTACAGACTGGATTGCGCCTGACGCAACTGGTTCTGGTGGTACAGGTGCAACTCCTGCGACTGGCGCTAAATTCGCTATTACTGGTCCTGATCGTACACGTTTGGGTAACTATACTCAAATTAACGGTAAGACAATCGCTGTATCAGGCACACGCCGTGCAGTAGATCAAGCTGGAATTGCAGACGAGTATGCTTATCAGCTTAAAAAGCGTGGCACAGAGCTACGGCGTGACGTTGAATTTGATATGATTCATTCATATAACGTCTCTAACGCTGTTGCAGCTCAGAACGCTAACGCACGTTCAGCTGGTGGATACCAGTCGTTCATTAACTCAGCATCTACTTGTAACTATGTAGGTGAGTTCGAAGCTCCTTCAGCTTCTAGCTCTAATGCTGGTACTGATGCACAAGGTACAGACACTGTACGTGGATCAATCAACGGTGGTACTACTGCACCTGCACGCGGAACTCTTGCATTGACAGACATTGACGCTGTTATGCAGAAGATCTATGAGCAAGGTGGTAAAGCTACTAAAGTTATGTTGTCACCAAAACTTCGCCGTGACTTCTCAGATCTTATGGTCTCAGATACTGGTGTTGTACGTAACATTGACGCTGGTGGAAAGCTTCGTCAATCAGTAGACGTTTATATGTCTGACTTTGGTGATCTGATGGTAGTTCCTAACTACATCATGGGTCTTTCTAATTCTGTTGCACTTAAAGGCGACAACGGAACCGCGTTCTCAGGCGCTGGTATCCCGGATGTAGCTGACTTCGCAGCATTGATCTATGATCCAATGTGGTTCTCTACCGCCTATCTCCGTCCTTTGGCAGAGGTAGATGTAGGTCAAAAAGGTGACTCAACTGTCGGAATGATGGTTGAAGAATGCACCCTTGAGGTACGCAACCCACTCGGTTGTGGTGCTGTCTACGGCCTTAACTAGACTAAACTGGAGGGGAGGTTAAACAGCTTCCCCTCTTTTTTATTATACGGGAGATAGATATGGCTAGAGAAGACGGTATGGGTGGCAATATCCCAAGAGTAGCAGGCCCATTAAGCTATAATAATAGTATTAATCAGGCAATAGCGGAAGACAGTAACTATACTTTTGAAGATGCAGTAGCATATATAAGAGCTAGATACCCTAATGCTAAACCAGATGAACGATACGCTTTGGCAACAAGTCATTTTTATAAGATGACAGGGAGAGGAACTCCAGAATGGCTACCTAAAGATAATAACTTTAGGCAAGAAAGCGAGGTAATGCCTGAAACCGATGTTGAGCCTTCATTGCAAGGTCCACCGATGAGTGGAAAAGAGAGAGCAAGGCGTGCTGCAATCCACGAACAAACACATAATAATCGAGGTGCAGCGCTATCTAGAATGGGAATTTACGAGCCTTATAATTTAAAAGGAAGAGTAACTTCTACAGATTTACGTACAGGTGAAAGTATACCTGTTTGGAATAGCGCCGGACAAGCTAGGGTATATTCAGGACAACCAGAACCAAGACCACAAAAACAAATGACATGGGCCGAATTTTTTGGCAAAGGCTAGGAGGTAATAATGCTAGTTATTAGAGCAGCAAACGGGAACATTTACCCCGCAGACAGAGCCGTATGGAGAGTTGCAGCAGTCGCAACTGGCGGTTATAAGTTAACACATTTTACAGCAAATGCAGCTTCAGTAGCAACTAATGCTAATCCTGCAGCAGCTACAGCTGGCGATGAATTAGGATACATAGGAAAATCAGGTCGATTCGTAGCGTATACAGAACCTGCCTAATTAAGTGAGAGGACACTATGGGAAAA